TTCTTTATATTTCTCTGAAGCTAATTTTATCTCAGTTCTTGGACGAATATTAATATTCATGCTTTCTAATTCATCATTTTTTTCTTCAAACATTTCGGCAACCTGACCATTCTCTATTCTTACTTTCAATTTTTTCCAGTCAGGATTTTTTGTAACATATCGTGTAAAAACCACATGTCCTGGATTTCTTCTGTCAGTTTGTCCTAAGTGTGCCACTATTCTTTTTTATCTTTTAACATTTTTTGAAGTTCTGCAGTACTTCCAACAAATAATGCATTTGTTACTCTATTGGGTACAGCTTTCGTATCTTGTGTAATATCTTTTACCTGTTTATGAACATTTATTAAATTTTGATTTTGTTCACCTACAGTCTTAATCAATTGACCCACAACTTCAAACATTCTAGCATTACCACTATCTTTTGCATCTTGTAACAAATCTTCGATGGCATCATGTCCTCTTTCAATAATATTGTATATATTTTCACGGGCATATCTATAATCAGTATCCAAATCATTTGAGTTTGAGTCAACAACTTTTCTTTCTGGGGGCTTTTTAATAATAGAGCCAGAAGGTATTTCTAATATTTTATCTAATTTATCTTCGAAAGTTTTCATTGTAATTTATATTATCCGTAAGTTCCTGTAGAAGCATCATAATCAACTGGTGGACTGTAAACTGTTATCGTAGTATTTGCATCAAAATCATCACCTGGAGTAATATATGTATTTGCTCCTCCTTCAGGAACAATTGTAATTTTACTGATTATATTATCATAACCAAGCTCGGTCACACTATCTTCAGTTAGAAAGAAATCACCTGTTTCCAATAAAAGTTGATTTTTTGCAAAAGGAGTAGAATCTTCCATCAACATTTCACAATTTGTTAACATGGGAACAACAGGATCAGCTTCTTTAAATGCAACTTCAATTGTTTTAATTATTGATTGACCAGATTTGACATCAGGATATATAAATCCCTTTAACATAAAGTTTATTGTCCAAACAATTGTTCTTCTAGCAGAGAACTCTCCTTCATAAGAATCTTCACTTGTTGCGCTTTGAATAACAATTGGAATATCTAATTTGATACCCATATCTGTTAAAATATTTACACTTACATTAAACTCTGGAGTAAAGAATGGAAGAACTTGTTCTAATATTTGAGTGCCATCTTCAGCATTTTCTACAAATGCATATAAAGCAAAATCAAGAATATATGGTGAAGGATTAAACATCTTTTTAAGATTTCTTTCACCATTAATAGATTCTTTATGTGTTAATGAACCTACTGTATTTAATTTTCTAATGGGATCATAAGCTATACCAGTCATTTCAAATCCCATTCTAGGAAGTTGAATAGCAACTTGCTGATCTAAATCTGGATCTTGATTTATTCTTGTAAGAAATTTTTGCTTTGGTCCATAGGCTATTGGTACTTTTTGTCGAGATACAACATTACCACCCCCATCCTTTTTTTCAATATTAATATCATTAAATAATGTTCCAAACAACGCAACATATTTTCTTATTGTTTGATGATAAAAAGTTTGTCCTAACATAATACTCCATAAAGATTGTAATATTATTTAGTTGTATAAATAGTCTTATGGCACTCTCAATAAAAACTCAAGGCGAAAATTTAACAATCTATCAAGGTAGTAACTTTGAAAAAGTTTTTACTGCTAAAGATGCAAACAATTCAAATGTGACCATAAGTACTGGTACTTGTGCTTCTAAAATGAAGAAGAATCATACAACTACTAATACTTCTTGGATAATGTCTTTTACAGCCGCAGTAGAAGGCAGTAATGTTACCATAACTGCTAATGCTACTCAAACAGCAAATATGTCTTCAGGATTATATGTATATGATGTTGAATACACCCAAGCGGATACTGAAACAAAGGAAAGGGTAGTTGAAGGCATGATTACAATTCTTGCAGAATCTACAACTTAAAAATTACTTTCACTAAACGGGTTTCCTTCAGAAAAATCAATAATAGAATCTGCTTCAGTTTCGATAGACACATTATTTGCAGAAGGATCATTAACAAATTCTTGTGTATTAGGTGTAGTACCTACTGTATAATAAGCACCACTTGTATTTCCAACTACATTTTGACTATATGTAAAGGTACCCATCAAATCTGTTAATTTCAATACTCTATCAGTAGAATTCCAAGATATTACTCTTCCTTTTGTATTAGCAGTACTTTCTGTGCTTCCAACAAATACATATTCGTCATCTACATAATTTCCTGAACCTCCTGAATCAAGAGTTACTTCTATTGAGTAAGCATATTTATCTTCTACTTCATCTATGTCTTCAATACCAGTATCAATTCTTTGATCATCGTATTGAAATAATTCACATGTTAAATCAAATATTGGTAATTTACCAAACTGATAAAACATTGATTCATGTTCAACAAATCTAATTTCATAAAGTTTTTTATTTAATGGAAAAAATATTACATCACCTTCTCTTGGTCTATCATAACCAGTATCTAAATTTTCCCACCTTCTTCTTGCTACAGAAAAAATTACTTGATCTCTTATTTCTAATCCGAATCTTGAAATAAAATCACCTTCTCCCTCAAACCCATCAACTGATTTAACATACATTTCTATTAAATGGGATTGATTAAATTGTGAAATAGTATCTTCGCCATAAAGAAGATCCTCATTCATATATTGTCTTGGAAGGTAATAGTTATCTATGCCAAAATTTTTTATAGATTCTATTATTAAATCTTGATGTAAATTTTGTTCTGCGGCATTTTGAAAATGATTAAAATAAGAATTAGTAGGCATTATCCTGGACCAACCATAAAGTCAACTGGTAATTCAAATTTAAGAGATGCTTGTTCTTCTGTTTCTCTTAATTCTGTTATTGCTTCTTCAAATAGTGTTCTCCCATTTAATGTCGTTCCTCCTGGAAGCTGTACACCTTCATATTTTATTAAATTAGCCCCCCATTGTCTCTTAAAAAGGGCCGTAACATATCTCTTTAAAAACATATCATTATATACATCTGTAAATGTTGCAGGTTCAATTATTCTATAACACTCTGCAACAATATATTCGTCAACAGTAAGATCATCACTATCCCAATCTAAATCTAAATATAATCGATTTTGATGTCTACTAAATCGTAAAGGTTTTTTTCCTACGAACATGTCATTCAACAATTGTAAATGTTGCATTGACATTTTATAATTTATTATAGAAGTAGCAGTAAGATAAGGCATTTCATTTAAATGAAATTGATATCTAAACGAAAACAAATCACTTGATGTTTGTCCTCCACCAGTATCCTGTATGTCAAAAATACCCGTCACACCAATTATGGAATCATTTAATGTAATATAATGATTATCTATATCACCAAAAGTAACTAATGAATCATCAGTATCGGCTACCGCGGCCGTTCCACTTGTACTTCCAGTTATTGTTTCGCCATTTGAAAAACTAGATGTAACATCATTATTTGAAATTCCATTCGTATCTTTATGTGTTTTGAATGTTATAACAGTAGAATTTGCAGAAACTAAAGTCGCAGTCGCATTTGATGTTCCACCAGTTATTGGCTCACCAACAGTAAAACCTGTTCCAGAAATAATTTTAACAGTTGAACCAGTAATTCGATGTACATTATACATTCTTTCAACACCATCAAAATGATATTCTTGAAAAAACTGTAGTCCCTCATCCATTCGATCTTCCAGTTGATCATCTTCTACGTTTATTTCAATAACTGGTTGTCCTAAATTTCTAAGACAATATTGTTTTAATTCTTCTCTTGTGCTAGGTTTTGCCATTTTACCTTACGTTTGATTTACAACTGTTCCAGAAGTATCTTTTACTCCTAATCTACAATTAACATTAACAGTAGAATTCGCAGACAATAAAGGACCCCCGCAAGTAAGTACTCCGTTCGCTAATGTAGCAAAAATATCGGCACTAGAATTTGCCGCATGTATAATTTTTGTTGCACCTGTACTAGACATTCCATGCACATATAAAGTAGCACCAGTCGAATCAACATGGGATGATTTGAAAATACCTACTGATGTAGAATGAGCATTTGTTGCTGTCACATTTAATGCTGGATTGGTATTTTGCCATTGTATAACAGAAATACCTGTTCCCCCATCTGTTTTAACTTTTAATCCTATTGATCCAGTAGCACCTGTTGCATCTTGTAATATATTCACAACTGCTCTAGCATCAGTAGAACTATTATTATCTGTTACAGCAAGCATGGAACCTGACATAGCATGGGAAGTTCCTGTTCCCAATCCATGATGTATTGCTAACACATGACCTGAAGTTGTTGCATATGTATTAACTTCAAAAACATTTGCAGTTGTTGTTGAAATCGCATTAATTAAAACACCACGTTGATCTACATCGCCAGTCTCTACAAAAATTCCTGTTGTACCATCAGTAGAACCAACATTTACATGTAATTTACCTCGTTGAGTTCCAAGCGTATCTCCGCCTGCAACTTGCATATAACCACCGTATTCATTTCCAAATACAACCGTATTAGCGGCATCAGTAACAATATGTAAAGAATCTGTAGCATGATCATAGAGAACGCCTCCAACATCAGCATTATCAGGATCACCAAATGCAATAATACTATTTGCGGCATTATTTGCAAGTAGTGTCATACCAACTGTAGTATTTCCTTCTATCAACATATCATCTGCGACCGCCTCAATTGCAGTAGCAGTAGTAGAGCCTGCCGCAAAATCTGTTCTGATATGCAGTCTTCCTTTAGATGAAGTTGCAAGAGTTGGAGATGTTGTATATTCTGGAAAATTACCAATAGCTACATTAGAAGTGCCCACATCTGAACCTAAAATAGGACCTGTATTCATGACAAGAACCGAACTTGTATTAACAGATATATTCGCAGAATGTGTAAATCCGCCGATTGTATATGTATTATTAAATGTACCATTAGCAAATGTTGCACCAGTAAATATATGAGGACCAGGAGAAGATACTGTAATAATTTTATCAGAAGC